CAATTATGGAATCTAAAAAATTAGTTAAAGTTATTAAGGCGTTGGTAGAAGTTGAGGTTAAAAAACAACAATTAAACTTCTTACAAAACCAATTCCCAAAAATTTTAGAAGAGGCGGTTCAATCAAAGATTAAATCTAAGCCTCAAAGTAAAAATACGGATGTAGACCCATTTACATTAGCAGAAGCTGTGTTAGAACAAGACAGAACAAATGTTACTGAAAATGTGAGTTATACAAAAAATGAAGCATTAAATAAAATATTGAATGAAACCGCACAAGCAAAATCATCTGATACTATGGATAAAACATTATCCTTTGGAACACATAATGTACCAACAGGACAACAACCAGTAGGAACAGAACCAATATCAAATATGAGAAGCTCTATGGCTGCTCAAATGGGATATTCTGATATGCAAATGGGAGGAGCTAGTAAACCTCAAAATGGTGGATTGGGTGTTCAAACTGGATTGCCAGGATTGGACAAAATATTAAATAGAGATAATAGTGAATTAGTAAAACGATTTAAACGATAGTATAGGAAAGAGAGATGGCTTACGAATTAGGGCAAAAATTAGTAATAGATACGGAGGAGTTTAATAACTTCGCAATCGGATTAACATTACCTTTACAAAAAGGTAACACTGGATATTTTGCCCAATCGTTTACAACTACTGAACAAGTAAGAAGTAATATTATTAATCTTTTAAAAACTAAAAGAGGAGAACGATTATTTCAACCTGAATTTGGTAGTGGGTTGCATGGTTTGTTATTTGAACAAGCTACAGATACGTTAGAAGAGGATATTGAAGAAACAATAAACTCAGCATTAGAACAATGGTTACCATATATTGTAGCAGAAGAAATAAATGTTGATATTAGTAAAGAAATGACTGATTTTAATCAAGCATCGGTTTCAATTAAATTTAAATTAGAAGGACAACAACAGTTAGATACAGTAACTTTCGTAGTTTCAGAATAGTATGGCATTAAATAATCAAATAAAGAATTTTAAGAATAAGGGTAGGGATATAAAATACCTTAACAAAGATTTTGACGCATTTAGAACTAATCTAATTGACTTTGCAAAAACTTACTTCCCTTCTACTTACAATGACTTTAACGAGTCATCGCCGGGTATGATGTTCATTGAAATGGCATCTTATGTAGGTGATGTATTGGGTTATTATATAGATGATACATTAAAGGAATCATTACTAACTACCGCAGAGGATAGAGAAAATATATTTGAACTATCTAAGTTTATGGGATATAAACCCAAAGTAACTTCTCCAGCGGTTACCAATTTAACTGTCTATCAATTAGTACCTTCAAGAATAAAAGCTGACCCAGTTGCAAGTGGTGATTTAAGATATGAGCCAGATAGTGATTACTTTCTAAGAGTAAAGGAGGGTATGGAAGTTGATGCTGATGGTATATTATTTAGAACAACAGAATTATTAGATTTTGCAGTAGAAGATGGTAGAGAAATAACAATTTATGAAAGAGATGCAGATACTAATACACCTACTTTCTATTTAGTAAAAAAATATGTAGATGTAATATCTGCAAACGAAAAAGAATTAGAAATAACATTTGGTACAAATACTGGAGAACATGCTAAGATAGATATACCTGATAATGATGTTATTCAAATATACGATGTAAGAGATAGTAATAATAACAAATATTATGAAGTACCTTATTTAGCTCAAGAAATGGTTTATGTTGAATATTCTAATACAGAAACTCAAGATAAAGATTTATACCAATTTAAGGATTCAGTACCATCGATTTTAAAATTAATAAAAACCCCAAGAAGATTTAAAAGTATAGTTAATCCAAATGGTTCTACTACAATACAATTTGGTAGTGGAGATGCTGGTAAAGATGATGAATTACTAATACCTAATTTCAAAAATGTAGGATTAGGGTTACCGAATTCTATAAACAGATTAGGTGCATCATTTGACCCATCTAACTTTTTAATGACAAAATCATATGGACAATCTCCAAAAAATACTACTGTAACAGTTAAGTATTTTGTAGGTGGTGGTGTTTCTACAAATGTAGCATCCAACACAATTAAAAGAATTACTAATGTTAACTTCGATGAAGATATAACAATATTTGATGAAACTAAAAAAGGATTATACGCTCAAGCTAAAAATTCATTAGCAGTAAATAACGACCAACCTGCTAAGGGTGGAAGAGGAGCAGAAACATTAGAAGAAATAAGAGAAAACGCTATTGCAACGTTTGGTTCACAAAATAGAGCAGTTACTGCTAAAGATTACCAAGTTAGAGCATTATCGATGCCACCTAAGTTTGGTAACGTAACAAAAGCATTTGTTGCAGCAGATGGAAACTTAGATGATAATTCACCAGCATCAATATTAGCATCTCCTGATGCATTATCTGAATTTAGTACATTAATTCAAGACTTAGTTGAAGATGGTGATATATCGGATAAAGATGTAAAAGAAAAAGTAACAAAGTTTTTATCAAATAAAAAATCAAATACTAAAGAAAAAAATAATCCATTTGCAGTAAACCTGTATGTATTAGGATACAATTCAGATAAACATATATCACCACTAAACATAGCAGTTAAACAAAACATTAAAACATATTTAAATGAATTTAGAGTTTTAACTGATGGTATTAACTTAATGGATGGGTTTGTAATCAATATAGGATTAGATTTTTCTATTAGAGTATATAGAGATTATAATAAGAGAGAGGTATTGACAAATTGTATCTCATCTATTAAAGAACACTTTGAAATAGATAAGTGGACATTTAACATGCCAATCAACATTGGTGAAGTAGAAATGTTAATTGGAAATATAGAAGGTGTACAATCTGTTGTAGAATGTACATTTAAAAATTTATGTGGAGAATCATCTGGATATTCTCCAAACGCATATGATATATTGGCGGCTACGAAGAATAAACAAATTTATCCTTCATTAGACCCATCAATATTTGAAATTAAATATCCAGATAACGATATAAAAGGAAGAGTTGTATAATGTATTATTTTTTAACCGCATCTAAAGACACAACAATATTTTCTCAGCAAGCTGTACAGAATACAGGATTGGATGAGATATTAGAGGTGTCTAAAGTTTATTATGGAACTTTAAAGGATACTGCTCGTTCCTTAGTAAAATTTGATTTAAATACACTTCCATCAAAATTATCATCTGGTGCCGTAACTATGAGTGAAGCACAGATAGTAATTAGAGAAACACAACCAAGTGAAGTGGCATTGGCATATTCAATACACATACATCCAATATCTCAATCTTGGGAAATGGGTATAGGTACTAGATTTGATAACATATCAGTAGATGGTTGTACTTGGAACTATAGAGCAAGTGGTAGCAATTGGCTACCAACTGAAGTTCCAAATGGAGGATTAGCAACGGGTTCTTATGATGGTAAGGGTGGTATGTGGTACACTGCATCCGAACAGACTCAATCATATGAATATCAATCAACAGATTTACAAGTTGATGTATCTTCATCTCTTTCATTTTGGTTAGATGATAATTATCCAAATGAAGGATTTATTATAAAACACAGTGATATTAAAGAAAATGATAATATAGATTACGGACAATTAAAATTCTTTAGTAAAGATACCAATACAATATATCAACCAAAAATTAGAATAGGTTGGGATAGTAGTAGGTATGAAACAGGTTCACTAATTGATTTACCAGAAGAATACAAAATATCACTAAAAAGATTAAAGAACTCTTATAAAGAAGGAACTAGAGCTGATATTGAAGTATTCGCAAGAGAATTGTATCCACAAAAAACATTTAACAACACATTCGGATACTCCACAGGCAGTTTACTTCCATCATCATCATTCTACCAAATAAGAGATTTCGAAAGCAATGATATTATAATTCCGTTTTCGGATTATTCCAAACTAAGTACATACAATAATAAAAGTAGAATTAGTTTAGATTTTACAAATTTTGAAATCGATAGAAGTTATAAAATAGAATTGAAAATAGAACAAAGTGGTTCTGTTGAACATTTTGATGATGATTACATTTTTGAAGTAACTAAATAATGGCATTAGAAAAAGAAGAAAGGATACTCGAACTACAACAAAGTGGTTCTAGCGCTCTCAAATCATTAGATGAATTTGGTAGACATACCTTTCTTGCTCCACAAATGGGTGGAGATATGGATGGTGAAGTTGCTGGTAGACTCCGAAGAATGAAATATGATGAGGAAGAATTAATCAAAGCAATTGATACTTCCGTAAATGAGCTTATAAAATCTAAACCAAGTCCAAAGGTTGATGTTGTAACATTAGAGGCACATGAACTTATTTTAGCTAAATTAGAAAAAGCTAATAGTTTATTAGCAGCTGTAAGAGCTGATTTAGCTAACGCAAAAGGAATATCTGCATCATTAAGGTCAGAAATAGAAGGATTTAAAGCTGACTTAGATGCATCTTTGGTAAGAGTAGCAATTGCTGAAAATCAATCTGAAGCTACCAATGATAAGTTTGTAGGTACAGTAGATGATTTACAACAATCAATACAAAAGGGTACGTTAGAAGCAATAGAAAGAGTTTCCTTAGAAGCTCAAGTAGAAGGTTTAGCTGCACAAAAAGAAGCATTGGTTTCACAAGTTGCATCTTTAGAAGAATCATTAGCTGGAAAATCAGCTCAACTTGCTCAAGGGGGTAAAGCAGCTGGAAATAAATTTACGGCAGTAATTAAAGAAAAAGCAGAACCAACTAAACCAGATTTAAGATACTATGAAGCTAAAAAAGGACCTAATACTGGTTGGAAAAACGGACCAACAATTGAAGTATTAAATATTTCAGAAGAACCAGTTACTATATCTTTTTCAAAAGATGGTAAAGTACAATGGTTAGGAATGCCGGGTAGTGGAACAGTTGCATCTGGTGAAAGTAGAAACTTTGTATGTAGTAAAACAGGTGGTTGGACTAAAGGTACTAAATCGGGTAAATTGACTGTAAAGTCAGGAGCTGAAAGTGTAGTATTTAGTACAGAGTATAGGGGAGATAAAAATAGTAAGAAAATAGTATGTGCTGAATTATATCATCAGGGTTGGATTCCATATGAGATATTCAAAGCAGATGAAGATTGGGGAGATGCTATGTTCTTAAAAGACCCAAAATTAGTTGTAGGTTATCAAATGTGGTCTAAGCATATTGTTAACTTTATGAGAAACAATCCACAATACACTGGATTGGTTTATTATGGAATGAGTAAATATTGGTGTCATTGGATGGCTCACCAAATGGGAGTTGTAAAAACAAACAACCTATTGGGTCAAGCAATACATTGGGTAGGAAAACATCTATCTTATTATGTTTATGATAATTATGGTGGGGATAGAATTTATAGATTCTTACTTAAAAAAGTTTTAGTTGAATCATTTGATGAATTTAAATCACATTTAAAAGGATAAAATGGCTATAAAGGATTTTAAAAGTATTTTAGATAAAACCGGCTACTACGTTAGTGAAACGGATAGGAAAATCTTCGAGAGAGGTTCTCTTCCTGCTTTCTTCGGTAGAGGTACTACTGATACTATTGAGTTTATTTTATATGACCAAGCTGATAATATTTTACCACAAGGAAAAGATGGTAAAAAAGTAAGATATGTAGATATTACAGATAAAGAAGCTATTAGAAGATATATTCTTATTGTAAGACCTCAAGTTTCTAATAAACCAAATGAGTATTTTGTTGATGTTGAAAAACTAATTAATGAAGCTGGATATAAAAATGGTATATTTAAAACACAAGTAACATTACTTAACAAACGAGTTGGTAGTGAAAAGAAAACTAATAAACTTTGGGTACATGAAATTTCACCATCAAGAACTGAGATTAGAGTTTTACCATTAAAGGTTCAAAATAAAAGATTACAAAATGATATATTGACTAGATATGATATATTTCTAAGAGATGGTGAATTTAGAGATGATATTGTAAATAGAATACAATCATTTCAATCAACACTTAATGCAGAAACAGTTAAGCAAACCTTACAAAACGCATATGGGGAAGATTGGGTAAATTTAGTTAAATCAGAATTTCAAGTTCCTGATATAGATGACTTTTTAAGAAGAGTTGTTGAAAAAGCTAAAGAAGCTATAAATTATTTTATAGATGGTAAAGAATACAAAATAAATAGTGGTAGATATGGTGAACCATTAAAAAGAAAAACAAATGCCGCTTTAGATATAATGAAATTATATAAAGTATCTAATATAATAGTTTGTGATATTATTGAAAGTTTCTTACCTAAACGTAACATTATAAAGAAAACATATTCTAACCCAATAATGTTAGAATCAAGAGATAAGTTAGGTCAGATACTACAACAATTTACATCTAACAAAACGTTAGATACTAGCGCTAGTGTAGTAGCTAGAGTAGTAAAACCAAGGCCGGTGAAAAGAGGAAATGTTGTTGTTAAACCACCACCACCTCCACCACCAAAACCTGTAATTATTAAAACACCACCAAAAATATATTATTTTTATCAATGTAATGGAAATGGTAAAATTGGAATACCAAGTAGAAGTTCATTTAGTAAAGGGATTATTGGTCCATCAAAAGGAGGAGGAGGTGGATGCTATCAAATGCTATCGGCATTTTTTATGTATGAAGATATGAATGGTAATCAGATTAAATTTAATTTAAAGCCAGGTAGTAGTTCAAAAATATGTGCGTTGGAAGGTTCAGTAAAGGTATCTGGGGGAGGTACGTTTGTAAAGAAAGAATTATGTAAGGTTAAGAGTTATAAACCAATCATAGTTACACCTAAACCATACATACCACCACCACCGCCACCAAAACCACCACCTATTAGAATAAAGCCAAGTCCTATTTTGAACTTGCCTATAAAATTTCCACCAATTAAGTTGGATTTTCCACCTATCAAACCATTTCCACCAATTAAGTGGCCAATAATACCAACTATTGGAGTTGGGGGAGATGTACCACTCTATTTCCAATCGATAAAAAATCCACCTAAAAGGGGAATTGATTTATCAACATCAAATCCACCAACAATATTAACTGCTCCTGATTTAGACCAAGGTGAACCAGATGGAATGTTTAATGAAGGTACTGGAAAATTTGAAACAATGAATGGAGGAGCTAGAGCAGCTGGTATGGGTGCAGGAGGAGGAATGGGAACATTCGGAGGTTATAGAAAAACATCATTCGGAAGTGGGTTTAGCCCCTTCGGTAGTAATTACTCAGGATATTAATTATGTTTGGAAGAAGTAGAAGAAGCAGAAAAAGAAGAAGTTCTCCATTAACGGGGACAAGGACTAGAGGAGGAGGTAATACTCTAAATCTATCAGCTGGTGCAGCTGCTCAGTTAGCTAGACTTAAACAAGTCCAACCAACTCCTGCTCCAATTAAAATAGTAAGAGTTCCTGTAAATGCTATACCATCATCAATTACAAAAAATAGATTAGTAATACCACCAGCTCCAAGAGTTAAACCTCCACCGAGAGTTAATCCTCCACCAAGACAAACAATACCAAGATCTGAGCCAGATTACAATCCACCGCAGATTAGAACTGCTGCACAGATAACAGGTAATACAAGAAATAATAGTTTACAACCAAGAGCAGTGTTCGAAACACCAGCTCCGTTTAACACTCAATTTCAACCACCACAAAGTGGTAATTTTAGTAATTCAGCATTAGCAAGACTTAGAGGACAAACAGTTAGACCTCCAGCAAACATAGCAACAAGACCAATAGCGATTGGTGGAGCTAGGACTTTGGTGAGAGGAATACCCGGTGATAGAGGATTTACGGATGAAGTAATAGCTGTTGGTACTCCAGTTGATACCTCATATGGGGCAGGTGGTACATTCGGAGACAATTCCTTTACTCGTGACCAAAGAGATAGAATCATTTTTGGGGGTGGTTTAGAAGAAGGAATACCAAGAGGAATACCTACACCTAAGCCAAATATTCCAAAACCAAGGCCAACACCACCAGCACCACCAAAACCAGACCCGATTAAAATTAAACCAAGGCCTGACCCGATACCACCACCACCACCAAAACCAACTATTCCAAATGAGGATTTTACACTTACTGTTGGTTCAACTCCAAGTGGTGCAGATATCTATATGGATGGTAAAAAAGTAGGAAGTGCTTTTACAGTAATTAAACTTCCTATGAAATCCTTATTAGGTGTAACTAAAAAAATAACTGCTCAATTGACTGGTTATACATCTAGATTAGGTAGAGATGCGTGTTACTATACAGTTACAGGTGTAACAAAAACTATCCAGATTAAAGAAAATTATGATGAATTCATAATGATAGATGATATTAGACCTCCTGCGGAAATGATGGCTGGTTTTGATAATCCAGATGAGGTGATAAATTTTGTTGGAGGAGGAGGAGTATCCGCTGGTAATTTAAGTAATGCAGACTTGGCAAGAGCAAGAATGGGACTCCCGGTTTTAGATTCTTATGGTAGAGGTACTGGAAGATACGGCCAAGCTCCTAAAAAAGCTCAAATTAGAAAAAAGATAACAAAAACAAGAATTAAATCCGTAGATAAATACGAAATTGTAGTTCAAAAATATGAGCTTGGTAAAAAAATTAATAAAGGATTACCCAGTAATGCATTAAGGCATTTATCTTTTGATTTCAAAAAAATAATAATTGATGTTAAGGATGATGATATAAAAATTGATTATCCTAAAAAAGTTGATGACCCGCCACCACCACCAATAAATCCTGAACTATTAATAGTTTCTAAGGGTGGAAGAATGGATACGTTTAATGTAAGCGTACAGAGTACTTCGGGTCAAAATGTAACAAACTCAGCTGGAAATTATTCATCACAAGGAGCATTTACAGCAACAATTACACAAACCTCTGGATATAATATAAACGGATTTGGGATTTTAAAAGGTCAAATCGATGACCAACCCGATGAACCAGCTATGGAGCAGTTAGATTTAAATGAACTAACTATTGATGTTCAGGGTAAAATGACTATCTACGTTGATTGGCAAAATGAGGTTAAGATACTTAAACCAAGTGTAACGTTAAATAATAGTTCATTTACTATGAACGTAGCTGAAGCTTCTAATGGTGGAATAACAATAGGATATGCATCTCAAAATGCATCTAATATTAAATTACAACTTAGAAAAATAGTAAGAAACAATACTTCTCAAGCTGGAACATTTTCTTTAAACTCAAATGTATTTTCTGAAGGAGTAGGGCAATACGTTGGATATGTAATTCCAAATAACGCCGGATATGGTGATGGTGAAAAGGTAAGATTTACTGTAAATGTTATTTCTAAAAGTTTCTTGCCTGGACCTGATATTGTTAACATAACATATCCATCATTAGTAAAGGGGGCAGATTTTAGAGGGTTAAATGTAAATTTCACCATTGGGTATGAATCCGTAAATACAAATTATGTAAACATATCCGTAGGAGCTCCTGATGTATTCTATGGTAAATTTGGAAAAGCACAAGCCGTTGATTTTAATATAGGAAAAATATTAAAATTAGCTGGAGATAAAATAAAAGATGAAGATGAGGATAATATCAAATTTAGTATATTCCTTTGTCCATACAATACAGCAACAGATAAAGTAGTAAAAGGTAAAGTAGAAGAACTATCAATTACATTTGATAAAGGTAATTTAACACTACCAAGACCCGATGTAGTAGAAAGATTATGTTCAGCATTTCAATTTGATTTTAGTACATTTGATGAAGAAACATCCAAATACTTAACTCACTTAGCACATTTTGGTGATGGTAACAACAAACTTATAACAACTTGGGAAACGGATGATGTAACCTTCGTTGATTTTAAAGCAGACCCTATAACAGGTAAAGCAACCGATACAAGACAAGGTGGATTTGATAGTTTGGTTCTAAAATTATATGAACCATTAGATAAATCCATTCAACCAAACTCTAACTTATTCATATCTAAAATAATTACACCTTCTACTATTGAAGAAATTTCTATTATAGATGATTCGGAAGAATATTGCGTACCACTAAAAGGACCTAACTTTGGTGTAAACCTGTGTGGAACACCAAGTGATATGGGATATACGCTAATTGATGAATTAGTAGATAGTGGTTCACAATCATCAGCACAACTTATAAATACATTTGTATCCAAAAGTGGTATAGATACTGAGAAATTAGAAATAGAATATGTATCATCTTCCTATGATTATGTAGAAACAGATAAAGGATGGGATTCGGATGGTACTATAACAGAAACATATTCATTTGATAACTTTTCACACTTTGGTTCAGCTGAAGAAAGAGGTAGAAATTTTTATTATAAAGTTTCATTATTAGAAATATATAGTTCATCATTAAATAGTTTAAATAATGCAGTAGGTGCAGCAACATCTTCATTAACTGTACTTAGAGAAAAAGAATCTATAATTAAAAAACAAAATGATGTTATAGTAAATTTAGATGGATTTGAAAAATTCTTATATAATTCAACTTCATCATTAGCTTATCCAAAAGAATCAGATGGAGTATTATTACAATCAACTGGGAGTGGTGATTCTGTAGCTTGGTTTAATTCACTTATAGTAGCTTCTTCTGATTATGATTCATTAAATGAAAATTATTTAGTAAATAATATTCCTGAATTTATAGCAGTAGATTCTGAAAATGATGATTATAAATTATTTTTGCAAATGATTGGTCATCACTTTGATATTATATGGAGTTATATTAAAGGATTAGAAAGTTTAAAGACTGTTGAAGAAAAGCATAGAATGGGTGTAACCGATGATATGTTAAAACACATTCTTAAAAATTATAGTTGGATACCAGCTTCTTCTAAGAATTCATCTCAACTATGGGAGTATGCATTAGGATATAGAGATTCTAATCAAACTTCTAAGTTAGCAAAAACAGGTAAAGAATATGAAAGTACTATTTGGAGAAGAATTCTAAATAACTTACCATATTTACTAAAACATAAAGGTACTCGTAGAGGTATAAGTGCATTATTAACAACATATGGTATTCCATCATCACTTCTTACAATTATGGAGTTTGGTGGACCAAGAAATACAGAAGCTCAAAGCTCTACATTTACATTTGATGATAGAACAGCAGCTGCAGTATTCCAAGCCGATTATGATTCTAAAGTAAATGTAGATTGGAATGTGACAAATCCAGTATCTTCATCACATGCACTTGAATTTAGAATAAAAACAAACGAAAAAAATAATCAAACTATTATTACCAATGAACCATATTGGAATATAGGATTGGAACATAAAGTTAGTACATTGGGTAGATTGTTCTATTCATCATCCGAAGGATACGTCTATTCAGATTCGGGTTCTTTATTTAATAATGAGTACACACAAATTGGTTTAAATATAAACTATAATACAGGTTCACAAGGAGAAGCATCAGCATCTATTGATTTATTTGCAGCTCAAGATTTCCAAGGAAGAATACGAATGGAAGCTACGGGTAGTACTACTGGTTCATTTAATAATGTAGATACTTTCTTTAGTGGTTCTCAGATTTCATTGGGAGATGGATTTACTGGTTCAATGGATGAGTTTAGAATATGGAGTTCAGCTCTTTCATCATCTATTCTTAGAGACCATACATTTATGCCTGATAAAACAAATGGTAATCACATATCATCATCAACTCAAGATTTAGAATTTAGATTAGATTTTGAAAAACCTGAAAACCTAAATGTATCTACATCTATAACAAATATAGCAGTTAAGAAAGATTATGATGTTGCATACGCTACCGCATCTAATTTCCAAAACAGGCCAAACTATCCATATAACTTTGAAATATATGAAAGACAAGTAACGGCTAAAGTACCATCAGTAGGATTCGCACCAGCTGATAAATTTAGATTTGAAACTCAAACATTAGATATGGATTTGAGTTTTAAACAAAGAAGTACAAAAAAATCATTTGATAAAGCACCGATTGATTCTAATAAGTTAGGTATATTTTTATCACCTACGAAGGAATTAAATATGGATATTATTAAATCATTACCTGATTTTGTAATTGATGATTATATTGGAGACCCTAGTGATTTATACAAAGACCATTATCCAGATTTAAATACATTAAGAAATTATGTATTTGGTAGATATGATTTAAACATATACGAATATATTAATTTAATAAAATATATAGATAAATCTATGTTTGAAACTTTACATCAATTGATACCTGCTAGGGTAAAATTAATTGATGGGTTGTTAATAGAACCACATTTCTTAGAAAGAAATAAAGTAAAAAACATAGAACCACAAGCATCTGTACATCATCATTCATCATCGATTGTTGATATACCGCCAGAAGTTTCAACTGAGTTTATACCAAAAGAAGCATTTTTGCATGTTTCCGAATCAGTTGTACCTGTTGTATCTATAGAAGGGTTAGATGGTACAATTACTGATACAACAATAGAAAACTTAACTGTTGAAATTCAAGACATTAATGGTAATATTAGTTTTGATGATACAAATGAATTAAAGGGTGTAATAACAAGAAACTCTGGTTCTGATATGGCAGGGTTTTCAATAAGTGTGGATGCACAACAAACAGGTTCTATATCAACTGAGTTAGATTCATTTAACGAAGATAACATTATTGGATTATCTAAAGATTCAATATCAGTAGCTGGGTTTAGTATAGGTCCTGGTACAAATGGATTTGCACATAGAACATTTAGAGATGTAGATAACAATTTTGTAAAAGAAAAAATTAAAGTATTTTTAGTTAAGAAGAGTAGAAAGTATAAAGAAAAAGTTAATGTAGATTCTAATGATTCAAGTTTAGGTAAAAAATTAGCACTTAAAACAAAAGAATTTTCTATAGTAACAATACAATCACCAAGTGGTTCAGCTCCTCAAGTTGGAGATATTGATACAGATGGAACAGTTGTACAAGTTACACCATATGTTGGTTACTTCCCAACTCACTACAGAAATACATCTGATAAGACAAGTGGTATGGAAAATTCATACTATAATGGAAGTAAACAAACAATAGCAACTACATTAGATGGGACACCTCCAATTGAAACATTTACTACGAATCCGAACACATTAAAGGTATCAGATAGTGGTAGAGGAAGTGGTGAACCAATATTAGAAGTTGAATAATTAATCGAAAATTAAATTTAGTTATATTTATATACTGAAAGTGATACACTTTTTAAAACGGAATAAAATATTATGGCATATTTAGACAACACAGAAATTACAGTCGATGCGATTCTTACCAAAAAAGGTAGAGAGAAGCTCGCAACAGGTGAGGGTTTGAACATTACGAGATTTGCTTTAGGAGATGATGAAATAGATTATGGTTTATATGAACCAGCTCATCCAAAGGGTTCTGCATATTATGATGCAGCAATTAAAGCAATCCCAATTTTGGAAGCATCCCCCGATGAAACACAAGTATTAAGATATAAATTGGTAACTTTACCAAAAGGTACTACTAAGATTCCAAAGGTAGAATTTGGTATCCCATCTATCTCTGTAAATCAGAATAGTGGTGAAGTAGCATTAGCACCTACAACATCTCCCGCTGGAAATGGTTCAGCTGGATATACAGTTGTATTAGCAAATAAAAACGCTGGTACAATCGTTGGTAGTGGATTAGCAGTCTCGGCTGGTTCAGTACCTGTATTTTTAGGTGATGAAGTTACTACAACAGCAGCAGTTGAGAGTGGAATAAAATTTGAATTTATTCCTAATCCAAATATAACTGAATCAATTAAAACAACAATAACAGTATATGGAAACGAAACGGGTGGTTCACAAACTATCCCAGTTAAAGTTGGATATATACCTAATAGTTAATAGAGGATAAAATAAAATGGCAGAAATAACAGGACAACAAGGAGCATCGCTAACCAATGAGTTAGCACAATACCTTCAAAGTGCGGATGGATTAGTATCCTCTGAAGAAATAGCAGGAATTGTTAATGAATACCTCTCCGGCGGTGACCAACTTGAAGCAAGTGGTATTAGCGCAGCAACGGGTATTTATAAAAGATTTAATCAATTTGATTTAATTACTGGTAAAGTAGAAGTAGTAACAACAGGATTATGGACAGGTGACACAGGTTCACTTACAACATTCTATACTTCATCTCAATCACAATCTTCATCAGGTGATTATTATTATAATGTATTTAACGATACAGCAGGAGCAAACCTTCAGTTTGCATTGGCATATGGTCATATTAGTGGTAGTGGTTCTGTCTCCCTTGCAACTAATGATAATGCTAAAAATCCTACTAAAGCAACTTATTCTCAATATCGTTCCGTATTATTAGACCAAGGAGATTCACACTTTACATTTGCATCTTCATCTGGATTAGGACATAATACAGAAGATATCTTTATTATTAACATAGCAAGAGCTAGATATAAAGAACAAATGGATGCTGGAAACTGGTCACTTAAATTAAGTGGTTCAAGAGGGATGCATACATTTATTGATGATAGTGGTAAAAAGTTCTCAGATACAGTTGGTAAATCAGGAAGAGTATTTAATGTAGTAAGTGGTTCATTGAACTTAGGTTCAGCAAATGAAGCAGCTATTGAAAGAACATATACTTCTGGAGCAATGGAAGGACAAGGATTTGGATTATTCTATCCTGACCAAGGAATGATTATTCTTAACCCTGGCGCTTTAGAATCTACAATCGGAACTTCGTTAGATACAGGTTCTGTGGGTGGATACTCAATGACTAGTTCAAAGGCAGTTGGTGTAGATGCTGATAAAAAAGCACATCATTGGTTATATGAATCAATGGTAAAGGGTGCAGATTTTGAAGCAAGAAGAACGGAAAACGTTTCTACTTCACATTACTTCGTAAGAGCAACAAACAGAGAATACAACTTCTCTAATAACCCAACGTTTGTAAGTGGTTCTGATAACGCATTTGCAATATCTTCATTTAGAAGAGACCCAAAAACGTTTATTACTACAATAGGACTTTACAATAACGCAAGTGAATTATTAGCAGTAGCTAAAACATCACAACCTGTTGCAAAATCATTTGATAAAGAAGTATTAGTAAAAGTTAAGTTAGACTTTTAATAACAGGCGCACATTTTAAAAACAGAAAACCTCATCAAAAGTGAGGTTTTTCTTTTTGTGATATTTATATAGAGTAAAGAGGATATATCTATGTTTAAAGAAATACCGCAACCAAATGCGAATATAAGACCATTTAAGACTCATAAATCTTATGTTATAAGTGAAGCTGATTATGCTCCATTTACGATTGTAAGTTCTTCAGACCTAACAAAGGGAGGGTATTCGGATGAATTTTGTTTTAGACCAGAAACAGATGCAAAGACAGGAGGTTTGTATCAACGAATACTACATAAATCTTTAGAAGCTAATTATTATCACCCTGATAATAAAATGAGTCCATTGACTGGTGCTGGTAAATTCGCTAAATATGCATATGGTAATCAGAGAGAATTAACAAACGAAATTGAAATACTATTAATATCTCAATCAGAATTTGGTGAAGAAATAAAACCAGGTTCTGTTGAATTATTTACAAATGAAAGAAAAGTTGAACCTGGTAAGGTTTATAAAATAGTAGATGATGGATATGGAAATTTAATAGAATCAAATAGAGCAGCTAAATTATTATTATTAGATGAAGAGAAAGGTCTTGTTAATTTTTCTGATTTTGATGGAAATGAGTATTATGGTACAACAGATTTAGTTGACTTTGAAAGTGGTTCTATAAACATAAATACTATAATACCGGGACCTGGTTCAGACCCAAGAGTAACGGCAAAAGTACCAGTTGAAATATTAACCGCAGATTTTCAATGTGGAATAATGAGATTTGAAGGCGAAGACCCATTTGAACTAATTTCAAATTGGGCTAATTTTGTAGTAGGTAACGTATTTTATGCAGATGGATTGATTGTAATGACTGATTCAAAATGTACATCTTTACAAGAAGGATATACTATGAAATATAAAGCTACTCATACAATATATGAACATGAGTATTTTATAGAAGTTGGTGATTGTGAGTTTAATTATTCTCAAAACCCAACCGCAATAGAAATAGATATGTCAGGTTCATATGATTGGCATACCACTCCATTAAGAAGAGGTTTACCAACAGGTTCAACAAATATAAAGGTATTAAACCACATATCAAGAACTCCATTTTACTCTGGTTCAGTAAGCCAAAGTATATCAGGTTCTTGGGATGATTATTGGGATTCAGGTTCAACAGATTTGACTGGCTCTTATTTAGTACCTATGATTACAACAATCGGTTTATATAATAATGAAAATGAAATGCTAGCAGTAGCAAAGTTACCTAAACCAATACAAAACTTACCTGATTATCCAGTCAACTTTATAGTTAGATTCGATATTTAGTATGTTTAATAAAAAATCTTATATTTATATATAAGTAAAAGAGGAATAATATTATGGCATCAATAGAAGATTTATACAAAGCATCAGACTTTTCAAAACTAAAAGGAAGTTCTGATAAAGATAAGACTCCAGTATCACTTGATGGTGGAAAAGATTTAATGAAACCCGCTAACTTAGAAAAAGCTAGAGGAGCAAAGTTAAACGATAAAAAGTACTCGGATACAGTTCAACGATAAAACATTTTTGCTTATGCCCACATGGACATACGGAGGTAAGTACATTACCGATATTTCCGATATGCCTGACGGAACAGTAGGATTCGTATATAAAATACGAAACAAAGAATCAGGCGCTTTCTATATTGGAAAGAAGCAACTTTACTCACATAGAACCTTACCACCGCTTAAAGGTATGAAACGTAAGCGTAAGGTAATTAAAGAGATGAAGTGGCAAGGATATCAATCATCCCAAAATCAAGTAAACGATTGGGAAAGTGATAATATTGAAAAAATCATACTCAGATTTTGTAAATCAAAAAAAGCATTAACGTATTATGAGGTGGAAGAACAGATAAAACACAACGTTTTAGCTGAAGAACACTCATTAAATGATAATATTTTAGGAAAATTCTTTAGAAAAGACTTGGAATTGTAAAATATTTTTCGTATATTTACATAGTAAATTGTATATCTTATGCTCACGCAAAGAAATAAACAACAGGTTATAAACATATTAGATGATACTTTGGGTGTTGGGACATCTTTAAGAGGTAATGAACAAGCACATCATTGTCCATTCTGCCATCATCATAAGAAAAAGTTACAAATCAACTTAGAAACTCAACAATGGCATTGTTGGGTATGTGATTCTAAAGGTAAAAAAATACAATCTTTACTTAAAAGATTGCATGTTGATAGTAAGAAGCTTAAAAGAATATATGAAATATATGGAGATGATTACATTGTAACATCTTCTACTACTGAAGAGGATAAAGTAGAACTTAGGTTACCTAATGAGTTTCAATCACTACTAAATGTACCAAAGGGATTAAACCCATTGTACAGAAAGGTAATGGGATATGTCAACCAAAGAGGTATCACCAAAGAAGATATTATTAGATATAATATTGGGTATTGTTCTTCTGGTCATTATTCCAATCGTATTATTATTCCTTCTTATGATTTGGATAACAGACTCAATTACTTCATCGCACGTTCTGTATATGATGAGGAAAAGTTTAAATATAAGAATCCGCCAGTTTCTAAAAATGTTACAATCTTCGAAAATCAAATAAATTGGAATGAACCAATAACTTTAGTAGAGGGTGTATTTGATGCTATGGCAGTAAAAAGAAACGCTATTCCATTATTAGGTAAGTTTGTACCCAAAACACTTATGGAGAATATTTTTAAAAATAGTGTTAAAGAAATAAAAATATTATTAGATAATGATGCACAAGAACAGGCACTTCGTTATGTTAGTTTTTTTAGTAAACAAAATATTATAACAAAAAATATCAAACCTACAGATAAAGATGCATCTGATATGGGATTCAAAGAAGTAAATAAAACTTTAAAGAATTCTAAAGAAACCGATTTTACAGACATCATATCACAAAAATTAATGGGAATATGAAATTTAATAAAATAGTTTCCTTTGGAGATAGTTGGACTGTTGGTGAAGGATTTAATTATGATTTAGAACGAAAGTTAGAATCAGAAAAACCAAAAGAAATTGATTTCTTTGGTGGAAATAAAGAATTGTATGATTTAAGAGTACAGAATTCTTATACCAAATATTTAGCTGATTTATACAATGTACCATTTGAAGTATATGGAACATCTGGTGGTTCTAATGAAACTATAATGAATAATTTCTTTAGATTTAGAAAAGGCATAGATGATAAAACATTAGTGATTTTTATGTGGTCATCTAAATTCAGAGATAGATTACTATATATACCATCGTTATATCAAGAAGATAATAGGTGGTTAGTTTGGAGCAAAGATTTATTAAAAAAT